TGCCTCTGTTGACATAAACGAAGATATCGGACTGGATTATAGTACCAGGATCCCAATCTTCGACGATTCCATTCTTACTACGTGTACACTCTATGAACTGGTTAAGGGACTTCTCTTTATACTGGACTTGCTCTACATCATTGATTCTAATAGTACCATTACGCTCGGGCCATCCAATTGTACTGTCAACCGTGATTATCTGCCCAGTAGTGGTTAAAGGCTCAACTAGACGAGTCTTATAAGGAATAATGAAGTTACCAACTAAGGTTTCCTCAGATATTGCTAATTCATAGATTGTGTCAGTACCTTCAATGATAGTAATGACGTTTTCGATCAATGCAGACGCAGCAGTAACACTAGTGTCTACTTCATCAGCATATTGGTTAACTTCAGAGTCAATTAGGTTTGCAGGGTCACCTTCAAGCAATTCTGCTCTTAGAATGGTGTCTACAACCCAAGTTGCATGAGATGGACTTATAATTTCATCTTTAGGGTAGTAAAGATCAACATCTTCACCAAATAGGATTTTAAAGAGATATTGAGTTGCTAACTTCGTACCTTTTGAGATATAGAAGTCAGTAATGTTTTTAATAACCTGAACTGGGTTAACTTTACCGAAATCGATATCTAAGGTTGGAAGATACTGTCTTCTAAACTTATCAAAGACTTCTTTAATGAATAAAGAGTCAAGGTTGACAACATCAGCACCAGCAACGTGATTTGACTGTCTTAGAGCTGCTTCTCCAGCATATATCTCATTATGGAGGTTATCATACCCTACAGGTCCAGAAACGCCCCTGGAGCACCCTAGGAAGGCACTAGAGGCATATCCTGATCCATATTCCAGTATATCGAATCCTGTAACCTGATCAAACCCAACATCCACAGATGCCCTTGCTGCTTTTGGTTCAGCAATGTAAATCTTGGGTGGAAACTCTGTAGAGTAACCAGATCCAAAACTAGTAATATTAATATCTGTTATTTCACCATTAAAGATGGTTGCTTCTGCTAAAGCACCAGTACCACCTATTGGTTCTCCATATCCGTCTTTTCTGTCATCTACGATATAAACTGAAGGTGCATCAGTATAACCCATACCACCAGTCAACATTTCAATATTTGTGACTGATCCAGATGCTACAGTAACGTCTAATACCTGAGCACCGATAGGATTGACAATTGCCACTCTAGGAGGTGTTGTATACCCTCTACCACGGTTGGTAATCTGGATTTCGTATACTTGACCATCTTGGTTGATTTTTGATATAGCAGCAGCATTGATTCCACCGATAGGAGCAGGATCAATGTAAACTACAGGTGCATTACTATAACCACTACCCATTGTATCAACGGTAATGGTTCCTATGTTGATTCTACCTTCACCATCAATAGTAGGGGGTGAAATGGTTGCTCCACCTGGATTCTTGAAAGATATAGCAGGAATGAAGTCATATCCACTACCACTGTTAGTAATAGTGACAGAATCGACCATTCCAGTCTCATCATTAACTGTTAGACTCAATTGAGCAGGTGTACCGTTAGGATTAGACGGTGCTGCAACAACAGGGATTGGTGGGTTATATGAAGAGTATCCTTGACCACCATCAATCAAATTGATGTCTTTAATACCAGCAATTAGGGATTTGGCAGTTGCATCCGATCCTGAAGTACTTGTAATAGCAACTTTAGGTGCAAAATCAAGTCTATACTTAGATCCACCAGTTTTAGGGATTAAACTGGTTATTGTGCCATTATCATCAACCTTAGCAATTGCTGTGGCTCCTGAACCATAAGAAGGAGGAGTATATTCGACAGACCTAATATGAATAGCATCAGCAGCTCCAATTTCATTTTTGAAAACCACTTTATCTTCAAAAACGGTGAAATCGACGTAAGGTTCTTGTAAACGACCATTTTTATTAATTACGAGTCCAATTTCGGAAGTTGGAGTATAAGATTGTTGATTAATTCTTAAAGGATAGAATTTTGTGCCTTGCCACTCCTCATAAGGAATAGAATCGCAAGTTTTGATCGGTTGATCCGAATATCCGACCAAATAAGTTACAGAAGTGAATTCTGAGTCATCAGATCCAATTTGATCTCTTGGAGGCTCCTGAAAACGTAAATTAAGACCTTCAACGTAGTAATCTACGTTTGGTACCATCATTGTGTTGTAAGCAGTCACAATTAAGTGCTCTGCCGAAGGAGGAGCGACTGGAGTGCCTAAAAAGCTTAATGGAAAGACATTTTGGACTCCATCAAACAGTGGAAAGGGATTTTCTAGTTGTTGCTTCTTCTTATTAAACTGTGGATATGAAATACCTGGGGTAATGATAACATCAGGACCACGAGTGACCTTTTCATAGTAAATTACCTCATTATCAATCATTATGGAGCCATTTTGCTCCTGGAATCCATCTATGCCCTCAATTTCAATCTTCTCATCGTACAGACCGATATCCTTAAGCAATTTGGTTGCAGAGTCAAGTTGCTCGGAGGTATAATTGTCTAAATCAAGATATCTCAGTAAATTATTGAGTATATCGTATGGTCTACCTGTTTTCTCTTGAGATTTGTAGTATTCAAACAAGAAGTTGACTAACTGCCTATCTTCTTGGCGAATAAACTCAGGTAACTGATTTTCGACCCTATCAGAGACGTTGATATTTTTTGTAATCGGCATCTATCTTAGAAACAGGATTCGCTGACTGGATACTCGAAAGTATCACTTGGATAATCGATAATATTTATCCCACTTGTATCACCGTAATTATAACCATTAAAGTTATTAGGATCGAAGGCGGGGATTGACACATCGTTGATTGTGTAGTCAATTGGATTGACTTGAGGATTAAAGATCGTAGGATCTACTCCTGGTGGAATTGAAATTGATCCACCAGCAGGTAATACTTGAATTGGTAGTCTAGTAGTGTCATCTGGGGTGCCTTGAATCGCTACAGGACCAACACAGACTTGACCAGTGCCATAATTGACGCTACCTACTGAAGGATTGAGTGTTAACTCAGTCTCATCTCTCACGGTAACCAGAATTAGGTTTCCACGACCATCATCTCTTATATTGACAGGTACCAAGACTTGATTAGTGGTACTTGTGCTAATTCCAGGTGTTGAAACCTGTGCAGACGTAGATCCGTCGCTCAAAGTGAGATTTACAAGATCTTCAGTATATCCAGTGGCATAAAATGTCCCAGATTTGACTACAGAGAAAGATGGTTTACATTTTCCACCATCTCCATTATCATCATCGTCTGGAGTGCCAGAATAACCAGATGGATCATAAAGTGGGTTACCAAAATCTAAACATTGTGTAAAAACTTGCCCAAAAGCAAATTGATCGAGATTTTGACCCAAAGTCATTTGAGTTACGTTACCAGAAATGGCATTATCGGCATTATCGATCATTGCACCGAATTTAGATCCGTCTAAACGGTTTCCAAACCTATTTGTGGCACCATTTTTGTTAAATGCGTCAATTCCTTGTAAAATCTTAGTTCCAAGTTGTGCACCAGTCAAACTAGTGTCATTTCCATTGTAATAAACGTAAGATTTCGGTAAAACATAGAAAATAGTTGGGTCAATGATGACTGGCTCAATAGAAGCGATGGAATACTTCAGTAAATCCTTCTTAATCTTCTGTTTTGTAGTCGCATTGAGCTTAGTTCCTGTTTTTGGTCTAATTGCAACGTAAACTTTTCCATAAATCGGTGGATTTAGCTTCTCACCACCAAATGCAGTCACTGATGCTGCTTGAGGATAGATTTCAGAGACAATATGCTCAAAATCATTCTCTGTAACTGCCCTATTTTGGGTTGCATACGCTCTAGGTGCTCTAAACTTGACTGAAAGTGATGTTTCACGATCTTCACCGTCTTGAGCAGCGTCTTTAGTGGTCAAACTAATGGAATTTGGGCTAACTACACGATTATCGGAGTCAACTACGTTACCAATGAAGTTAAAACCCTTCGCACCGTTTGCTTCTACCCCATCTGTAGAGATATATGAGATAGTAATGTATTCTCCATCGATTAATTTACGTCCAATTGACCCATCTCCGAAAACAAGACGGTATCTCATGTCATCAGTCTCTTCCAAATAGTAAATTCTGGAAGTTCCGTCAGCATTTGTGACATTTGCTGCTGGACTATAGGTATCTGTCTCTGAAGATTGCTCAGTTGGAGAAATATCTACTGTCAAAAGACCTGTATCTACCTTTTCATCAGGAATAACGAAGTCTTGACGCTTTGTATAGTCAACTGTATAGTTATAACTGAGTAAATTACCCTGATATACCATTACATTATCAAAAGTTGCTAGTCCTGTGCCACTATCTACAGGCACTTGGATGTCTTGAGTCAATGCAAAGGTATAAGAATCAAAATCATTGTCTGCAACAAAGACATCACCCTTCTTTAGAGTGGCAAATTCTGGAAAACTAGTCCCACTTAGTCCAACACTAGTCTGTGCAAGGAGTTTCACGCATGCTCTAGGTGCTTTAATTGACCTTGGAGTGTAATTTAACTGCTTTGCGATCCTTACAATGTTATCTCTAACCGTTGCAGTCTCTAAAAATGCTTCGTTTAACGCCATGTTAGCGTTAAATGCTGTGTAATATGTGTTATAAGCAAGTATGTCGATCAAATAAGATGCAGAACTACCTTCAAAATCGTAATCAGTAAACTCTTTTCTAGTTCTGAGGTACGATCTGATGGATTCTTTGATCTCAAAGAAGTCTAACGACGTTAATTGCGATGGAATGGCTGCCATTTTATGCCCTTTCTAGTAGAAAATCGATATTTTGCACTTCTCGTTGACCAACAATAGTGTAATCTATCGAAATATGGACTGAATTTATATCAGATTCATCACGAAGTCCGACTCCAGTGCATCTAACACGTGGCTCTAGTCGTTTAATTACGTTAAATATCTCACTTTTTATGGTATCAACTGCGAATGGATCCCATGGTTCAAACAAAAGCATCTTAATTCTTGACCCAATCGAAGGTTGAAAGGGTCTTTCACCGAACATAGTTAAAATGAGGTTACGAACAGACTGCTTTATAGCATTCTCATTCTTAACCACACCAAAATCACCAGTATTAGGGTTTGCTTTAAAGGAAATTGCTAAGTCCTTAAACCCTCTACTGACATATTTTTCTGATCTGAACCTATAAGCAGGCATTCTTGTCTACCTTTTCAAGATATTTAGCGTTATATCTTTTATTTATAGGGTTTCCCGACTATTTTCCTTGACCCCTATATCTCTTCTTTGCAACATTACGTGAAGTTGCACTTAATTTTGTGTTTTTTGATGATCCTTGTCTGGTTTTCTTGGGTTGAGGTGCTACATAACCACCTGTTGTTCCGTAAAGTGCCATTTTATTGAATAAACTACTATGATGATAGCACAGTTGCATGCCCCCAGGCAACCACAGATGAACAAGGGTAACTAAATCCTGAAAAACCGACTCCTAGAGGGTCTAAAATACGAGCAATTGGTAATTTCAAAGCAAATACTGTTAAAGTTGTTGCCATAAGAATCCTAGTATGTCCTACACCACCTCCATCTTCGATTGTAAGGGTGCTACAAGGGATAGGAGTAGGGGTTGGACACATCGCTTTACCACAAGGACACATATAAACAACAATATTTGTACATACCGCTATATGTGGAGTAAAGGTATCCCCATGTAACATGATAGGAATACGATTCACTAGCACAGTTGCCCTATAGGGAGTAACAGGGAATATAGGAATTAGGGGTTGAGGGGGCCACCAACACGTATATTCCTTAATGGTTATGCTGTAGGGGATTGGAGGGGTGCCACACGCTTGTACAGAGTGGATAGTGGACGGTATACACAGTCCATGACCACTACAAGGTAATCCGTTTAGAGATGATACTGGTAATAGTGCTCCAAATGCCATTATAACCTCTTAGGGAAAATTATATCATTAAGTGTTTCGCCATCAGTCCATGAATCCTCTTCATTACATTCATCGAAGAATGGGTTACCATAATTCCTCAGTGCTCTTCCTAGTGCTATAACTCCACCAGAAAGATAATTCCTAACTGCCATGACACCATTATAAGATCCCATATTCATTCTGGCATTTGCACCAGAACCAGTTATACGTTGAGGATTAATAGCAATAGAAGCATCCATACATTTATCTAGTGCTAGACAAGGGTTGTTATGTAACTCAGTGACACCACAATATGTGGTTCCTGATTGACCATTACCATTAGCATCATATCCACTATACACTGTGAGAGGTCCATCAGATGCATTAACGCCCCGCACATATGTATCCCAACATTCATTGGGTGGTACACCGTTGGTACAACTCGACACGGTTAATGCAGTATAATCCACAGAGTGCGGAGTACCTGCTGGATCACCTGCTGTGGGATGTCCTAACCATGTCTGCACTGCTGCACTACTAGTAATATTCTGACCAGCCCACATCTGTAACTGTTCCAGCTCTGTAAAGTTGGATCTATTGTAGTCGTAGGTATTCTCATCTAACCCAACGGGAACAAAGACCATGTTACCAGGATCTTGAGGATCTCTGTAACACCTACCATCTATACTACTCCTCTTACATTTCCAAGTCTTCTCACCAGCATTAGTAGTTATAGGTCTCTTCTCCATTAAGTAGGGAGTTGGCATATTCTTAAGGAAGTCCATAAATGCTGGTCCCTGACTACCACCAACATATCCCTCTATCTCCATAGACACACGGAATGTTGCTTCCTTCTCCTTAGAAGCACAATACTTATAGGGTAACCATCCGAATGCTTTACGCTCCCCTTCCTCGTTAGTGTCTAAGTATGCACAAGGCATATCAAACCACCGTGTAATATTATACAGTTTTGGTTGTGCAACCTCTATACACTGCTGCTGACCAAAAGGACCGTATAGGTGCGACATGTTAGCACCAAGGGTATCTGCCTGAGCTACACCCTCTAATGCATACCCTAATGCACCATCTTGGAATTCAGTAACACCAGAATCATTAGCAGTAACGTATTCTAAATTCTCCGCATCTGGCATACCTGCTTTCATGTTAGCAGTACCGTTGATCTCAGCACACTCTGCTGGTAGATTGAAGCAGAGTTTAGTTATATCATCATCTATACCATCACCTGCTGCTCTTATGTAACTATCTGGGACTGTTACAGAAACCTGAGTAGCATTGTTAGCTGGCATATCAGCTGAATGACTCATAGACTCCTTAACTATATCTCTAGTCATAGGATCCATATTAGCGGATAGAGGTTGCATGGAGTAATCATCCATAGTTGCCTCATCTCTTACACCATACACTACATCCCTCTTCTCAAAGGTATGATCCCATGCCTTATCCATATTCTCTGCGGTTGCTTCCATCTCCTTACCGCCAGCTTGGAAGTTACCGTCCTTATCACGCACACCCTCATACTCTATTATCTCAGGATCTACTACATGCACTATTACAGTATTTGCCTGACTGTAACCCGCACCAGGATCTACGATACGCACTGCTCTGATAATACCCTCATCGTCTAACTGAGATATCTCCACCTCTGCTCTCTTCAGTCTGTATACATCCTTATTCTTATCCTCTGCATCTACTGCCTCTGTAGAGGACTGCCACACTCTTGTATGTGACTTCATGTCCTGTGTAGATAAAGACTGGTCTTCCTTATCAGGGTCTGCTATTGCCTTCTCTGCATCAGGATCCATTCCTAACTTATCTGCCATGAAGTCTGCACTATCATTAGGGGAGAAGTCATCTAATCCTTGCGGATCCATAACCTGTATAGTTGGGTTTACGTACCCTCTACCACCGTTGATAATAACAATATCCTTAATCTCTCCGTCATCTCCTACGACTGCCTCTATCTTTGCCTCATCCATAGTGCGTCGTGGTATGAGTGCTTTAGGATCGATCTCTACTTTCCAGTAGGAGATCTTCTTAGGGAATTCATAGGTACCACAGAATGCAGACTTATTAGGTATACCGTAACCCGCAAGTACCTGTGCTCTACCTTGATCTCCTCCTGAAGTAAACTCCTCCTGGTATGTAAATGGTGCAGGATCTACAGTCCTTTCAATATTCTTAACTCTAGTCTCTATAGTGTAATTACCTGCTGCGAGTGTCATAGGGAATATCTGAGTACCCATACCACTAGCGTAAGTAATCTCCTGATCTATGAGGACATTACTACTAGAGTCAGTAATCTTAAGGTATCCGTAGTTATCAGACTCTATTGCTAGAGAGTAGTCTCCGTTACTAGGTATAGTAACTGTCGCAGTATGCACTTGCCACGTGCCTAGATATGGATCTTCTGCGTCGTCTGCGGGTTTAACTGGGTATATACTGTAATCCTTCATCAACTGTGACCAAGGCACTGCGGGATTATTAGGTGCACCTATGTGTACCCATGACCCCTTTTCCGCAAGTGACGTAGATATCTCCACAGCACCTACGGTAGTTAACCGCCATGCTATGCAAGCAGGGTTGACATACCACAGATTATCTCTACTATTATCCCAAGTGAGCTCCATTATTCCACACTTGAGCTCATCACCGAAGTAATAGACGGATACTATATCCCAACCATTGATCTTCTCACCTGCACCAAAGTCACCAGTCCTTGTTAAGTAACGGAAGAATATAATAGGAGTATCAGTATCTACAGTCCAGAATGACTCGTTTACACCAGCACTACTAGCATCATGAATGGATAGTTTAGTCTTAGTAGTATTCCATACATCAGAATTGATCTCATAGAAGTGACTGTGGTAAGTCCATACAGGAGCACAGTGAGGACATCCTTCGGGGTCAGTAGTATTAGGACAACACTGAGCATTACTTAGAATATACTGTGAGGAGAATATAGGACCATTCCAAGGATAAGTCGTATCATATAGGTAAAATACAAACTGGGAGTCATACATGTCCTCGAATCCAAGGAAACGTGGTACAGCACCCTTTACAGCACCACTCAGACCGTATGACCACTCAAATAGTGCTTCGTTATCTAATATGTCTACGTTATCAGGCCATCCCCAACCATTAACATTAGGTGGACCTTCTACATTGGCACCACTAGAGTCACGCATCTGACGATACATGAACTCAGACCATGCACCACCATTTTCATCATAGTCTAATTGGTCTCCATGACTATAGTCATACCAACCACTCTTATTAATATTCTGTCCAGTAGGTCCAATCTTACCAATATCAAGGATGAGATCAGTTGGACTATCCAAAGCACGATTCTTAAATCCCCATCCTATGATACCCAAGTATTGATATTCCTTTCCAAATGATTCTGCTGGTGGAATAGGACTATTGTCTGCTAAGTTTACTTCCCTAGAAGGATCTATAGTATAGAAATGATCAGGGTCTGGATGCAAATACTCATAGATGGGTGCTGGAGTCTCACCAGGAGAGCAGTATGCTTGTGCTTCTGCCTCTGTAGCAAAGACATACCCTAGAGTGTCTACTTCCTTATATAAGTTTCTACCACAACCTACCCCATTTAATCCAGTAGGGACGTTTGTACCAGCACAGAGTTGAGTATCATCGGGCCAATACGAATAAAATGCTTTAAGGGGTATACTATTAGGTACCTGTGCGATCATTATGTAGAAGACAGGTTTACCACTTCTAGGCTCTGGGTTATAACCTCTTGCTGCTCTACTCCATGATTCATTCTCACAACCGAAGTCTCTCCTCATTAACTGAGGATCACGACTATACTTGTGATCATCCTTTGCTGCCCTATAAAACCTGTATATACCTACTCTTTCGTTTCCATTAGCATTTACATTAGTAGGCTCTTCATCACCAATGTAATGCACCACGTCCTTTCCCATAGGGAGACTACCAGGACCACCATCCTCAAAGGTAATAGCGTACGACATACCAGTACCTACACCTGGATAATCAGATGAAGTCCTATAATTACCACTACTAGGTCTTTTAAAATCCTGATTGAAACCGCCACCCTTTATAGGATTAGGAAAGCTCCTACCAGTTTCCTGAATATAGGCTGGCATTAGTCACTTAATTTTTCTTCTATCTTATTTAGTCTATTCTCTAGATGATTTAAACTAGCAAACAAAGTATCCAATAACTCCTTCATATTCAAGTAGGTTGGACTACCTGGAGGTTTATACTTCATCATATCAGCACCAGGGGGAGGGATTTTTTGTAATCCCCCTTCTACTTGCTCTAGTCTTTTGGTAAGATTAGTGATTGCCTCGCTAATTTTTTGAAATGTCCAAGCAAAGAATTCCTCATCACTATTAAACTTTGGAGTTTCCACGACGATTTTTTCGGATTTTTTTAACGCTAATTTTTTATGAGGTTAATGATATTACATATAACCAGTATAGTTAGCATTATTTGATTATACCTCATTCTTCCACCTTATGCAAGATGACACTACCATCTGTCTCTTCTTCATACTCAAGGACTGTGCCGATATCCCATCCACATTCTCTCATGACATCATCAGGGATGTGTATATAATTCTCCCCATAGTCATCTTCCTCTATTCTTAATACGAATCGTTTCATGTCATATGTAACTTGTATATCTGCTTTATGTAGCATTTTCCCTAACTATACCTACGCATACTTTTCTGTAATGCTGATCAAGTTTCACAATCTCTGAGTCTTGTTGCCATAACTGGTGAAGCATCCACCCATCACCTAGGTAAATTGCTCCATGATTGGGAGACCTTCCAGACTTATCTGCATACCCACCACCGAGTGCTTCTGTGTATATCTTAA